ACATCATATCCAGAACTAGAAGACGTTACACCAGACCTCGCAATAGCTACTACTTGTGAGCCTTGTTGTCTACGCTTTTGTCTACGACCTATAGTATCATTAAACGCTGTAGCCCATTCTGTGAATGCTGCTTCTCTGTTTAATTGTTCAACATTAAACTTACTAGCGATTTCACTAGCTTCAATATTGTACGCAAATGCTTGATCATTAATCTCTACAGAACGCTCAACCTCATCGGCATTCCATCTAATTCTACTTGCTTCTTCCCTTGCTGCTCGCTGGGCTGCTTTCGATGCTTTATTAGATGAGGACATTCCAAATAACATGGAACCCCCTTGTAACATTAATGATCCTACTTTAAGTAGATTCACGCTAACCTCCTTTTGTAAATATCAATCATAGATTACTCCTTACCTCTGCTGTGACAAACAAGATGTTACAAGGGAATGGCTTGTTTTGTTGAATGTAGAATGTTCCTTCCCTATCGTAACTATCTTGTATAAGTATTTCTTTATCCCCTGTAAATAGAGGAGGTGATAAGTCCATTCTGTCAGTAGACTTTCTGAATGGTATATCCTTGAGAGTGGCTAGATTATCACCCACTTGAACGCCTAGGCTATTCCAGAATCTAATAATAATCTTAGATACACGCTTGATAGAACCTTGTGCAGAACCTAAGTCTCCTTGCACTTCAATCGGTAGCATCTTACAAATAGCGTTATACCCTAGTCCTATGGCTAGTTGTGTAGCGGAATTCTGCAGAGTGATTGCACCATCGGTTACTGTTCTGTCTGGGTGTAATGCACCATCTGCTACGACAGAAACTGTCTCCCCTTCTAAGTGGTTTAATCCTGTAACTGTAGTAATAGCTGCACCAGAATAAGTTAATCCAGAATCCACGAAATATAAACTGTCCTTGTCTTGTGGGTGTTCTGCCCAATTATCATCAGAGAAGTATTCGATATACTGTCTAGTGTTCCCATTGATAGTTCTCTTAACTACCATATAAGTAACGTCGTATAGATTATCAGAGGATGGAACTGTTGCAATAGTTGTTACCTGTGCATTGGTTACTCTTGCGAGTGATCCACTTCCCCACGTTGGATTAATTTCCGTTGCTGTAAATTCGACCCCAATCGTATTGCTGCTTGCTCCAACAGAGGTAAAATCTGCTCCACCTGCGACAGACTTAATTCGGTATGTACCTCCTTCAATGAGATAACCGCTAGTGACCGTTTCAGATTCGTAAGTTCCTGCGATGTCATGATTGTGGAATGCTATAATGTTTTGTTCTTTTAAGTAAGTCATTACAATCAATCTACCTGACTCTAGGACAAACCAAATGATATTGTCGGGAGTCTGTTGATATGAAGTGTATAAAGCTCTCGTTCCTTGTCTAAGGATATGATTGGCTATTACGCTGATCTCTTTGGACTCATAGCTATCTACATCAAAGTTATAGACCATCTCCATAATCTTTCTAGTAGACCTATCACAATAGATGAGAGAGTTAGAAATTAAGTGAGGCTCTACGATAGATGAACCATATCCATTCTGCCGTTTAACAGATACATCAGAAGGAGTAATAGCACCTGCTGAGGATTTAGCTGCATACTGCCCACCTCTAGTTCCGATGAAAAGAATTGGACCACTTCTTAGCCATTGTATCGCATTAGATTGTTCTGAGGATATTTGAAACCTCAATCCATTATCATCCGCTACAACTAAGTCCTCAGGATTAGATGGTTCAAAGTTCTCGTAATCATCTGTCTTACTTCCCCAAAATGTATTAGGTTCTGATGTTGTTCCACCAAAGAATAGTCTATTCTCATGAAAAGTAGTAGTCCCCGAATAACCTGTAGTCTCAGACCACGCCCCTAATCTCCACACCTCAGATGCTGTAGTCGCTCCGAATGCAGAGGATATAGATACGGCAACCTCAGTAGCACTTGTATATGACACAATAGTTCCCCATCCAGCAATTGGAGTAGAACCATCATGGTGTATTCTTAGAAGTCTACCAACATCTGTAGAAGCGAATAGACTAACAGAAGCAGTTACTGTGACTGAACTTCCTGTAGTAGCAGCAGGGGTTAGAGTGGTATCTGTAAGATTCTCAGCCCCATAAGGACCATCTTTAGCATACATAATATCAATAGTCCACTCAGTATCTGATGTTCTACTAATCTTTCTAGGTAAGTGACTTTCAGAAGCAATATAAAGTAGGTCATTAGATTGTGTAAATGATAATCCCTCTAGTTGTGCCTCAGTATAAGGAGTGGTAAGAATGATATGTCTCTCACTAATCCCACCAGTAGAATAAGCTGTGTATGAAGTTCCATCTATATTATTCCCTAACATATCGGTTAGTTCGTAGGTATTAGCAGTCTTATTGGCAACCTTGTATTCCTTGCCATTAAGTTCTGTCATCCCTGAAATACCGCTAATAGTGATAACATCCCCATTAGAATAGTTATGAGAATTATCCGTAACCACAACAGGATTAGTTTGGGTCGCTCCTGTGATAGTTGAGTCAGCTTCTGTAATAAATCCTCCATTTCTTAATACCCTTACTTTATACTCACTAAATTCCAGAACATAGGCTTGCTCTGTATTGTAAACAAATTTTTGGAGTCTTAGGGCTTTGAGTTGATCGAGAACTTCACCGAGGTATCTAGTTCCTGTTCTTTTAGCTATACCTCCCTGTTGTTTCACAAGGAAGTTGTTTAGCTGTTCTACGCCATCGGAGTATTGTTGAATATCAGTTCTACCACGTAACTGTGGACTGATTTCACCCGATGCAAAAGAATTCTTAGTTACCTTTATTCTCATGTTGTAGGAGTCGGATATTGTGAAGGATACCCACCAACCAATCTAGCATCTGACCAATTAGCTGCATAGAATGATAGTTTCTTTAATTGTCTGTTGTTTGCTGCTTTAGCCTTCTTGATTGTTTTCTCATACATCTGCATCATACGTTCAGTTGTTTGATTGTCATTTGTTATGAGGTAAGCAATGTCGTAAGCTAGGTAGCAAGATATAGACTCATTCACTAGAGGGTCTAGTTCATTGTAGTCTGTGATATTCTTGATGTAAATAATTTCTAAAGTGTCACCAGAGAATAGGATCTTTCGTCCTTCTAGTGCGTAATCTGTGTCTGCAAATGCAGGTTCTACTGTTATTAATCGTAAACAGTCTGAGGGTAATGTAAATTGGTTTGAGTAGTCATAAGCAGGTGTCCCTACATCTGCTGCTAGTGTTACTCTTGATACTGCCCCATTGAAAGGGAATGAAGTAAGAACTACTTCTTTAGCATTTGAAATTCTTTCCTTACAAATATTAGCTGCGTTGGAAGATGAGTCATTAATGCTAGTAATTAGCTGTTGTCCTAACTTAACCAATGCTCCATTGGCTATACTTGTTTCATTTGCCATATTATAACCTTATATAAAAAAAGGGGTGAGACAAGCAATATCCCACCCCAGATTAACATAGTAGTATGATTTTCCTTAATAGGAAATGTTATTCAGAAACATACTCTACGATGATAGAGATGTCACCAGTTGTTGCACCTGCTACAGTTGCTGTTTGAGTAGCAACGATACGTAGTTGAACACCTGGATCTTCTGGTAGTCCAGCATCTTCCCAAACGTAGTTGTTAATCGCATTAATGTTTCTTGCTTCAAACGCCACTTCAACACCAGTAGTGTTAGCAGTTTGGAATGTAGCAATAGCAGTTGCGTAACAATCTTCGTCAACGATTCCACCTGCTGCATAAGTAGTTGGAGTAGAAGAAGTGAACTTAGTTGGTCCATTGTAGATACCGATGTTTGGTGCAGTATCAGTTCCAGAATCCAAGTCATCATTGAACAACTTAATGCTCAAGATCTTTGCATTAGAAGGAACTTCTGCTAGAACAACGTAATCTCCATCTGCATCGAAGTCTCCTGCTGTAACAGCAACAGTATCGATGAATGTTCTGACTTTGCCATGAACGCTACCTGTCTCCATAGAGATACGAGGTGTAGCGTCAAGAAGTGTGATATTTTCTGCTTTTGTAGATGCCATAATATTTTACCTCCTAATTTTACTTGGTTGGGTCACATTTGATTTCTACAACTTTTTCTTCCCACATACGAGTAGCCCCTACGGACATCTCTACGAGAACTTGGTAGTTGTGGAACTTGTGAGGGATGGAATCAACCTTCGCTGAGATGTCTTGAGCGATTGCCATTTTAAGGGCAGACTTTGGCATAACAATGATACGGTTATAAGAACTTCCATCTTGACGAACCAATTCAGTTCTACAGAACTCCATACCTAAGAAAGTATTAAGTTCTCCATTTACAAGAGCTTTAACTGTATTGAAATCACTAGAAGTCATTTCTGTGCTACGTAGAAGTGCTTGCTTTGCGTTTGCATTTAATACGCAAACCAATGGCTCACCTTCCATGATATCTTCATTAGATTCCAATAAACTTAACGCTCTACGTAGTTTACCGATTGTTAGGTTACTATCTGCTGCTGAACCAGACTCTACATAATTAACAGCGATTTGTTGTGCTGCTGGGAATGATACAGAAGTAGAACCAGTCTTACCACTATATGCTGTTCCTAGTGCAGCGTCCAAGATGATTTCATCCATTTGACGTCCAAGTGCAGCTACGGCTGTAGATACATACTCAGAAGTTGGATCAATCAACATACGAAGTTTATCTTCTTTGTCGATCATATCAGCATGATAGAAATCCTCGAAAGTGATTCTACGTCTGCTGTGTGGAGTGTCGCTATACTGAACGTCAGCGTGTCTTGCTCCTTTTAGTTTTGCTGAAACAGTTCCGATTCTATCGAAGTATTTGTATTCCGCACCCATTGGATCTTCTGTTACGTATTTACGTAAGCGAGATCCCATCTGTTGGAATTGTAATTCTACGTTAGCTGAATACTGTTGAGCGAATGCAGTTGTTACCTGTGAACTCATTTTATATCCTTATTGTTTGATTAAATTATTAGTTTATCGTCTTGCTATCCCACTTATGGAACAGGAAGCTACCCCCAATAAGGACATCCTTAACGTTCCCCTAATTAAAAGGGACAAGTCTTAATATTAACTGTTATTCGTATATTGTTGTTAGTCAATAAAAAAAGGTGACAGTTTTTCAACCATCACCTTATTTACTCCCCAATAAATAAAATTTATTGGTATGCTTGCTTATGTAGATTAGTCCACTTCTCTTGAGCTAGCTTATGTCCAGGATCTTCCTTGGTCATTAGTTGCTTAATAAATAGTGGGTCTGCTTTAAGTTGTTCAATCTCCCCTCTAGCTGCTACAGGAGAAGTAAAGCTATTGGATTGTAATTGACCTTTGAATGCTGAGTCCTCACGCATGAACTTATTTCCAACTTCCGCTAGTAGCTTAATGAACGCAGGATTATTCCCTGCCATTTGTTCCAACTGAGAAGCTGTATCGGGATCTGTTAATTGGTTTAAAGTGGAAGATGCTAGTCTAAGGTTATGTTCAAACTTATCACCCCACTCTTTCTCTAGTGTGGCTTTAGCGTTCATCTCAGACTCTTGGAACTTATTCTCTACAGACTTGCTAAGATTAAGTTCTCTCTCCGCAATAGCCTTCATGACGCTATTAGCTTGCTTGTTATTTAATCCACTCTGGTGTAGTGATGTGAGGAGTTGTTTCTTCTCATCATCTGAAAATGCTACTTCTGGTGGTAGTCCCTCTAGCTTATAAGCATCTGGAGATTCTGGTCTACCTAGTTTTTGGTAGAACTCATTGTATTCATTCTCTCCCCAAGTTTCTTCTGGCATAGGGAGTCTAGGCTTACCGATTACCTTCTCTAAGTTAAATACTTGTTTTGCTAAGTCATTAGGTGTCTTAGCAGAAGTAACTGATTGACTAGCAAGGAACTGTTCATCTATTCCCTTCATCCAATCAAGTTCACTACTTACACTAGCTTTAGCCTGAGACATTAAGTTCGGCTCTGCTTGTGTGGGTTGTGCTACTGGTTCTGCTACTGCTTCTACTACTGGTTCTTCGCTCATACTACTATCCTATTTGTTTAATCATTTTTAATTTATCTTCTGTTCTTTTATCTATTTCTGCATCATCCATAGATATAAATTCATTCACTTTCAGAAGGACTTGTCTGCAACCTTCATTAAGAGCAGTCCCTTGTGGGTCATGCTTAACGTAGGTGGATTTGTTATAAAAGCATATATCTTCAAGTAAAGACATGGCTAGTTTACCATTTCTCCCTTTGAAGATTCGCTTGAATGCTTTTATCTTCTCACCGTTTTCGATGAGGATGTCTGCTCGTTCTTTTATGGTCATACTAAAGTTTGTGCAGAAATATTCCTAGCCTCAGCCATTTTCTTCACAGCATCCGCTTCTAATGGATCGTTCTCTGCTTGTTGCTGTCTAGCTTGGTTTGCTGCTCTAGCACTACGAACTTCCATGATTTGTTCTGGTGTTCTTGTAGCTCTAGTGGAAATATCACCCCATTGAGCCATAGCCAATGCAGTTTCATCCACGTCTAATATGTCAATAGCATCTGGATTAAGTTGAGCGAGTAGCCCTAGTTCTTCAATAAACTTACGAACACTCAATGCCTTATTACTCTTCTGTGCCCTAGCAGCAGGAGAGGTATAGTAAATATCGAGACTCACACCTGCCTCCGCAATCTGTGGTGGTGCATCTGGAAACACTCCATTATCCCCTAGTAGTCTATAGGTTCTCTTGATGAGTGGACCATACAACTCTACTTGTAGTCTGCCCAACATAGGAGACATCATTCTTAGTTTCTCATCTCTTTCGTCAGATACTTCAAATGCAGTCTGTCTCTCATTCTTCCGTTGACGCAATAGCCAATCTACGTGAAATGCTTTAAGCACTTGATCCTTATAGCTTGCCATGATGTCCATACCAATGTCTAGTCTTGCACCAGAATTAATAGGAGTGATAGGAGCAGATCCTGGTTCCTTCCAAATGATAGCACCTGCACCTGTGGCAATGTCACCAATGACAGAATCATCCTCAATCTCTACAGATGGATTAACTACCTGTTCAGCCTTTTGGATAATAGTACGTGCCATAGAGTTAAGCATCCTAACATCATGCAGAGCAGTCCTACCAGGACTACGCCCATAGATTTCCCCAGCAAGTTTAGTCCACCTTGGCACGTGAAAAGGAAACTCATCAAATCCTCCTTGAGATAGGATACCACCCTCTGCTTCATGTCCATCATCTAACTCCTTACAGAACCAATAACTTACAAACTTCTTGTTTGTCTTATGCTTAAATCCACCCTCGATAATGTTACTGATATTATCGCCAGAAGGAAATACTGCATGAACAATCTTGAGTTTGTCATTGGGTCGCTTCTGTTTTAGCTTCTCAAATCTATTAGAGTCTGGAAACTTCTGAGAGATTTGTCTTACTGTCATCTCCATCTCACGATACAAAGTATCTACGTGACCCATGAAGTTCTCTCTGATATAACAACTAGCGAGTGGGAAGGTTCTAAATACAATGTGGTTCCTGTCAGAATCATACTCTTGATAAACCACAGAAGTTCCTAGTGATCCTAAGTCTAGGTAACACTCATGCATGGACTGATTAAATCCTACATCGGGTTTCCCATACTCCTTAAACATAATGTCCGAGACTTTCTCTAACCACTCTCGAACTTCCTCATCATTCATTAACTCTTGATCATCAACAGCTAACCCAAACCATCTATCTGTAGGACTGGTATTAAAGGAATGTATCCCTGCTGCGAATTGCTCCAATGCCCACAACGCAGTTCCATCATATATCTCTGCGTGCCTACTCTCTCCCCTAGTGAGTTCCCTCAAGAAGTCAGATGTTCCAGGGCGTATATACCTAACAACATCCTGTAGGTCTTGATTCCATAAATCACGATCCCCTTTAAGATCGCCTGTCTCCCTGTGGAGGAACTCTATTTTTCTCATCCTACTGACCCTAGTAAACTCTTTTTAGTTGTTTTAGTTAATCCAACTGCAGTTAAAGCCTTTGCATCAGTTGTTGATCTTCTTGTCCTTGTCATGCTACCATAATCAGATAATAATGTTTTAGCTTTGCCACTCTTAGATTTAGCTTTCTTTCTAGTCTCATTAGCAGTACTAACACTCGCTACACTAGGAGGTTGTTGAATTTGCGGTTGAGCTTGCGGTTGGCTAGGTGGTGTATATGCAGGTGGAGTGGGTGCTGGCGTAGGCTTTTGTGGCATTGCTGACATTGCAGCCCCTATCGCCATTTGAATTAATGCATCAATATTCATAATATATTACCCATTATCCTGCTGACCCTAATAAACTTTTCTTAGTTGTCTCAGTTAATCCAAGTTTCGATCTAGCTTGGGTTTCTGTACTAGACCTTCTCGCTCTTGTCATACCACCATAGTTCGATAGCAATGTCTTAGCTTGCCCACTCTTAGCTTTCGCCTTCTCCCTCGTTTCATTCGTAGCACTAACACTCGCTACTGTAGGTGCAGAAGGAGGACTATAAGTCTGTTGTGGTTGACTGGGTGGAGTGTAGCTAGGTGCGGGTGGTGGTGGTGTGGGTGCTTGTATTGGATTAAATGCTGGAGCATAGGATTGTCTACGACCTAAGTGAGACACCCAGTTATTGTATTGCGTCCGAGTCATCGCACGTCCATCTATAATTGCTACATCTTCCATAATAACTAACTATTATTCGCAAATACTTAATTGTCAATGTAGATATTCATACACTTGCTTTACTTTTGTCTGTCTCTTTCTCTCCGTATTATCATCTCGATACCTAGTTGCACTCTGACAGGCATACCTAAATGCTGCTCCAGCGTCAGTTGCCCAATTACGCTTTTCATTGTCTCTATACGTTCCTGCCATATCATCCCAATCTCTACCATACGAATCAAGACAGTCTAGCCCCTTCTCGCACTTCTTCTGGTCAAAGTAACTGCGATACAAACAAGACCTAGCGTGTTCAATACCATCATCCATACTTACTCTGTTTAATTTCTTAAAAGCAATGCCCAAGTCCTTAGCAATCATTTGCCTAGTCCTTAATCCACCTCTCACACCTCCAGAATTACTTGCCGAGTATTCACGAACCCCAATGTCATGTGGAGCATAGTGCTTACCATATACATAAGGTTTGTCCTTAACTACCTTAATGTAATGCTCCAATCCCTTATCTTTCTCCATGTAGAAATCTATAAACCTTATCTCACTACCATACTGCTGATAAAACCAAATCGCTGTATAATCATTTACCCCAAGATCCCATGCAGTATTCACCTCAAGATTAGTCTCCCAAGGCACATCCCTAATATGCCCATCCTCTTTTATCTTTTTCAATACGTCAGCAAAATAAGCACCCTCAACAGAAGCATCACTATTACAATAATACTCTGATTGAATGCGAGACTCACTCATTCCATTCAGCCTCTTTACTCGCAAGAACTCTTCTACATCAATGCCTGTCTCATCCCTAGTATCCTCAATAGTCAGCTTCTGCGTAAAGTATCCCTTATTTACTCCCTCAGCTTCCCAACTATTATACAATTTAACCGCATGATTTTTTCCTCTAGGTGTGAAGATCATACACACAGAACCTTCCTTCTCAGAAATCATAGGCTCCAAATAATCCCAAGTGGATGAACCCATCAAAGGAAACTCAGATAAACAAGCAAACACAGGACCAGCACCAACAAGACTGTCGGTATCCGCACCAACCAATCTGTATATTGATCCATTCCTAAACTTGATCATCTTCTGTGTCTCATACTTATGCTCAATGATTTCACTAGGAAAGTAATCTAAATACTTCCTACCATCCTTAGTGTCACCCTCCCATATCGCTTTCACAGCTTGCTCTCTCTCAGGGAAAACGTGCCAGTAAACACCAGGTCTCTCCACTATTTTCGCACATATAAGATTAATGCAAAACAAATCCTTACCTGCTCTACGATGCCATTGAAACATACCATACCTACCACCTCTCATAAAGAAGTCCCACGCAGGCATCTGATACTTCCTAGGTCTCCAATTATACGGTATCTCTACTGCCATCCTGCCATCTCCCTCGCATACACCACATTACTCCACTCAATATCAAAGCTGCCTCGTTAATGCTCATACCACTCCCATATCTCTTCCTCTATCACCTGAACACTAACCTTACTATCCCGATTCCAAATACTATACCTACCACCCATATACAAAAAGATCTCCCACTCCTCACCACGATAATAAACTCTCTGTCCAATACTAAACCTCATCCCTCTTCATCCTTAACATATCTCACATCATAGCATCCGCAATCCCATCCTTCATC